GATACGGAAGATGCTTTTTGATAACTTTTCCGCAGCGCGAAACGGCATAAAGGTAATTGAAGAATCGGTACTCGATTCCATCGACCCAAGTGCTCAACATGCTGTACTCCTTTGTGAGTGACTTTGGAAACCTAATAGTACTACAACTTTATCAGGAGATACAACGTGTCCAACAGTTTGCTGACGATTGACATGATTACCCGCAAGGCACTCGAAATCTTCGAGAACAACCTTGTCCTTACCCGCAACGTCAACCGCGCCTACGACGACTCGTTCGCCGTGGAAGGTGCCAAGATTGGCTCGACCCTGCGTATCCGTCTGCCGGACCGCGCTCTGGTCACTGACGGTGCCGCCCTGCAGGTGCAGGACGACAACGAGCAGTTCACCACGCTTGCCGTGTCGAACCAGAAGCACATCGGCGTGAACTTCACGTCGGCTGAGCTGACCATGCAGTTGGACGACTTTGCTGACCGCGTGCTCAAGCCGCGTATCAGCCAGTTGGCTGCCTCCGTGGACGCTGACGTGGCGAATGCCTACAAGGGCATCTACCAGTCGGTTGGCACCCCCGGCACGACTCCTGGTACGTCGGCAGTCCTGCTGGCGGCTCACCAGAAGCTCAACGAGCAGGCTGCCCCGATGAACCTGCGCTACGCGACGGTTAACCCCGCTGCCAACGCTGGCCTCGTGGAAGGCTTGAAGGGTCTCTTCAACCCGCAGGCGACCATCAGCAAGCAGTTCAAGAGCGGCATGATGGGCGAGGGCGTGTTGGGCTACGACGAAATCAATATGTCGCAGTCCATCCTGAGCCACACCACCGGTTCGCGTTCGGCTACCGCCACGCTGCTGGTCAACGGTGCGGTCACCACGCAGGGTGCCACCACGCTGGCGATTGACGGCGACTCGGGTTCCGCCACGTTTGCGGTTGGTGACGTGTTCACCATTGCTGGCGTGTTCTCGGTCAACCCGCAGACCCGTCAGTCCACTGGCTCGCTGCAGCAGTTCACGGTGACGGCCCTCGCCACCGCGTCCTCGGGCGCATGGTCCAGCGTGTCGGTTTCCCCCGCCATGTACACCTCGGCTCACGCCTTGGCGACCATCAGCGCCTTCCCGGCTAATGACGCTGCTGTGACGGTGTTGGGTTCTGCCAGCACGGGTTACGCCCAGAACCTGGTCTACCAGAAGGACGCCATCACGTTCGCCACTGCCGACCTCCTGCTTCCGCAGGGTGTGGACATGGCGTCGCGTCAGGTGCATAACGGTATCTCGTTGCGCGTCGTGCGTCAGTACGACATCAACAACGACCGTATGCCCTGCCGTATCGACGTGCTGTACGGCTACTCGGTTATCCGTCCGGCTGGTGCCGCTCGGATGTGGGGCTAACATCCCTACCGTGACCCCGGTGTAACAGCCGGGGTTACGCATCTATACAGAAATTAGCAAGTTTAGGAGTTTTATCATGGCACTTCCCCAAGTTGGTGGTGGTTATCAGGTCACGGACGGCAACGTCAGCGAACCCGTCCTTCTCGTTCAGGGCGCTCCGGCTGCGGTTTCCGCTGCTGGCACGCTCACGGCTGCCCAGTTGCTCTCGGGCATCGTGGTCTGCTCGGGTACGCCCGGCACCCAGACGCTGCCCACCGTGGCGCTGCTGGAAGCCGTGCTGACGAACGCTAAGGTCGATTCCGGCTTTGAAGTCAGCTTTGTCAACACGGCGGGCAGCACGCTGACCCTCGCGGTTGGCACCGGCTGGACCATCGTCGGCACGTTGACCGCTGCAACCGTTACGTCGGCGCTCTTCCGCGCCCGCAAGACGGGTGATGGCGCGTACACGCTGTACCGCATTGCCTAACGGCACTGGGAAAGGGGGCTTCGGCCCCCTGACCCTTTATGGTCATCTACCTATCCCACCCCGACCACGGCAGAAAAGTCGCTATCAGCGAAGTTGAGGCTGTGGAGGATGAAAACAACGGCTGGTCGCGGTACAATCCCGACACGCCCACCGAGGCGGCTCCGGTTGTGAATGAGCTTGCTGCTCGCCGTCGAGGACGACCCCCCAAGACCGCCGAGGGTTAATCATGGCTACCGCAAGCGAACTCATTAACGGCGCACTGCGTCTTTTAGGCGTCTTGGCTGAAGGTGAGGTTCCGTCTGCCGGTACGGCTGACGATGCGCTTGTTGCCATGCAGCAAATGATTGACTCGTGGAACACCGAGCGTTTGTCGGTTTTCACCACGCAAGACCAAGTGTTTACTTGGCCTGCAAGTCAGATAAGCCGGTCGCTTGGCCCTACGGGTGACTTTGTAGGCAACCGTCCTATCGAGTTGGACGACAGCACCTACTTTATCGACCCGTCCTCGGGCATCTCGTATGGCATCAAAATCATCAACCAGCAGCAGTACGACGGCATTGCGGTCAAGACCGTAACGTCCTCGTACCCGCAGGTGATATGGGTTAACACCAATTACCCTGACGTTGATATGTACATCTACCCAGTGCCGACCCGTGCGCTGGAGTGGCACTTTGTTTCGGTAGACCCGCTAACCACGCCGGTTACCCAGTCCACCGTGCTTGCCTTCCCGCCGGGCTACCTGCGTGCGTTCCGCTACAACCTTGCCTGCGAGATTGCGCCTGAGTTTGGCGTAGAACCTTCGCCGCAGGTGCAGCGTATTGCCATGACCAGCAAGCGGAACCTGAAGCGCATCAACAATCCGGGCGATGTCATGTCCATCCCGTACAGCATCGTGGGGACTAGGCAAAGATTCAACGTCTACAGTGGCAATTTCTGATTATGTTTAAAGTACTTGCCCCTGTACGAACCGCAACGCCCAGCAGGCTGTCTGCTGTTGGGGTCTTGCCTGTAAATATCAAAAGCGTGTTTGACGTTTTCCTGATGCGTCATCAACTCAAGGTTTTCCAGTCGGTTGTCAGCGCGGTCAAGGTTCTTGTGGTTGACCTCAAGCCGCCCCGCAATTGGCCCGTTAAACGCTTCCCAAACCAATCTGTGGACCAATTTTTTGCTGTATTTGCCGTTGCAACAAAGGTCTACGCCCAAGTAAAAAGTACGGTTCAGTCTAGGTTTTATCAATCTGAAACCGGCATCTCCGCGCCAAGTGTTTCCAGCCCTAATGTTCCAAGCAGTTGCAATGCTTGTGTTCAAAAACTCCGCGACGACTTTCAGCGTAACGCCAGCCGCAAGCATTTCCTTGGCTTTGGCAACCTTGGTCGAGTCAAGCGTTTTGCCTCGCGCAATACGGCGCACGTTGCCAATGTCGCTGACTTCGTACAAGTCTTTAAACCCCAAAACTGGTTTCCACGTTTCCATGCTCAACTCCTATTTAACGTGAATAGGAGTATAGCATAATGGCCAAGACGCCCATCCTTGGCGCGGCGTACGTTGCTCGGTCGGTAAACGCCGCCGACAACCGTTGCATCAACTTGTTCCCGGAAGCAATACCCGAGGGCGGCAAGGAACCCGGCTTCCTAAACCGTGCGCCTGGCTTGCGCCTAGTGGCTACCGTAGGCACCGGCCCTATCCGTGGGATGTGGTCGCACAGCGGCTACCTGTACGTCGTCTCGGGCACGGGCTTCTACCAGATGACCTCTGCCTACGTCGCCACGCTGAAGGGCACGGTGACCGGCACTGGCCCTGTGAGCATGGCGGACAACGGCACTCAGTTGTTCATCGCCTGTAACCCTGACGGGTTCATCTACAACTACACCACCGACGTGTTTGCACAGATTACCGACCCTGACTTTGAGGGCGCGGTAAACGTGGGCTACCTTGACGGCTACTTCGTATTCAACCAGCCCAACAGCCAGACGGTGTGGATTACCTCCCTGCTGGACGGTCTGTCGGTAGACCCGCTGGACTTTGCGTCCGCTGAAGGCTCGCCTGACGGGCTGGTGGCCCTTATCGTGGACCACCGCGAACTGTGGCTGTTTGGCACGGACTCGACCGAGGTTTGGTACAACTCCGGCGAGGCTGATTTCCCGCTGACCCGCATTCAGGGTGCATTCAATGAAATCGGCTGTGTCGCCCCGTACTCGGTTGCCAAGCTGGACAATGGCATCTTCTGGCTGGGTGCTGACGCTCGCGGGCAGGGAATTGTCTACCGCGCCAACGGATACACGGGACAGCGCGTTTCTACTCATGCAATTGAGTACGCCATCCAGTCTTACGGCACTATTTCGGACGCCATTGCTTATACATATCAGCAAGAGGGCCACGCATTTTATGTGCTGACCTTCCCGACTGCGGGCAAGACGTGGGTGTACGACGTAGCCGTCAACTCATGGCACGAGCGTGCTGGCTTCCTAAACGGCGACTTTGTGCGGCACCGCAGCAATTGCCAAGCGGCGTTTAACAACGCCCCGCACGTTGGCGATTACGAAAACGGCAAGGTGTACGCTTTTGACCTTGGCGTTTACAGCGATGACGGGCAACCGCAAAAGTGGCTACGGTCATGGCGCGCCTTGCCTACTGGGCAAAACAACCTTAACCGCACCACGCACCATTCGCTGCAGTTGGACATCGCAACCGGGCAACTTTACGACACCGTAAACCAATTTGACCCGCAAATTGCTATCTTTAGCAGCAGCAATACAACGCCTATCTCGGCAACTCAGGCTACTGCAACTTGGTCCAAGCCTATCGGCCTTGTGTCTGCTGACGTTATCGTCATCGGCGCAGGCGGCAGTGGGCAGACCGGCGAACTTGTGCAGTCTGTTTCCGTTAACTCTGCAGGCATGGGCGGTGGCGGCGGTGGATATTCTCGCCAAACTTATGCCGCTTCAGCCCTTGCATCAACCGTTGCTATCACCGTTGGCTTAGGCGGGGCAGTAACTATTGGCGCAAGCGGAACGGCAGCGGGCGCACAGGTGGTTGGTAACGCAGGCGGCGCATCGTCCTTTGGGGCTTTGCTGACCGCTAACGGCGGCAACGGCGGCAATTTTTCTGCGTACGGCGGGTCTAGTAACGGCGGCACTGGCACCACTCAGCAGGGCGGCAAGGGCGGCATAGCCAACGCCGATGTTGCTGGGTCACCCGGCGTTGCGGCAACTATTGCCCCAGGCGGCGGCGGCTCAGGCGCTTGCTTCTTCCGCACGACTAACGGCGGGTTGGCTGGCGGCGCTGGCGGCGTAGGCTCTTCTGCGTCTACCCCCTCGTCTGCCGGTGGCGCTGGCGGTGCTGCTACAGCAAGTGGCAGTGTTGGCTCGGCTGCGTCCTTGTCCACCGCATCAGGTGGCGGCGGTGGTGGTGGCGGGTCTGGCAGCGAAGCGGACCACACTGCCGGTAACGGCGCTACAGGCGGATTCCCCGGTGGCGGCGGTGGCGGCGGCGGTGCCTCTATGTACCGCGTTGGCGAACCCGGTAAGGCGGGTAACGGCGGGGCTGGCGGGGCAGGCACTGTTATTATTGTTTCGTACTTTACCTAGGTGTATTTATGGCCGCACCTCAAATCATGCTGCGCTTTTCGGACGACGGTGGCCACACTTGGTCTAACGAAGCATGGCGTCCTATGGGCGAACTTGGGCAGTACGGAAGCCGCGTCATTTGGCGTCGGCTCGGCATGACCACCAAATTGCGTGACCGAGTGTACGAAATCTCCGGCACTGACCCCGTCAAGATTGTCATCATGGGTGCTGAACTAGCGATAGACGGCACCAATGCCTGAGAACATCCCTAACGTCACTCAGATACCTGCCCCGCGTGTTGACTTCATCGACAAGCGCACGGGACTAATGGCGCGTGAGTGGTATCGGTTCTTCGTCAACATTTACGACATTGCGGGTGGCGGCAACAGTGCCGTTTCGCTGGATGACGTGCAGGTTAGTCCGTTAGGCGGGGCATCCGTAGACAACTTGGCTGAGATGCAAAAGACCCTGTGGGATATGCAACTGCAGCCGCCGCAATCAGCTCCGTTTGGTGCTGTTGTTTCTGTAGGCGGGGCGCTCATTCAGTCTGGGTTTGGTAGCCCCAACAGCGTGCTTGTTGGCAACCCTGGCGACCTGTATCTCAACAAAAGCGGCGGCGCAGGCACGTCCGTGTATGTGAAAGAATCAGGCGCTGGCACCAACACTGGCTGGGTAGCAAAGTAACAAGGAATTATTTATGGCTGTCGCACTTTCTCCTGTCGCTGGCGCTGGCTGGCAGTTTCTAGACAACTCCGGCGCGGTCCTGACCGGCGGGTTGCTGTACACCTACACGGCAGGTACGACCACCCCCGTTACGTCCTATCAGGACTCGGCAGGCTCGGTAGCCAACTCCAACCCTGTGGTTTTGGACGCGGCTGGGCGGGTGTCAGCGCAGGTGTGGCTAACCGCAGGGGCGGCGTACAAGCTGGTCCTGAAGACCTCCACCGGCACCACCCTGTGGACGATGGACAACCTACGGGGCGTAAACGACGTGTCCGCAGTCGCTTGGGCAGCCATTACCGGCACACCCACTACCCTTGCCGGCTACGGCATCGCGGACGGCATTACGGCGGCTACAGCAGCCTCTACCTACGCCCCCATAGCCTCGCCTACCTTCACCGGCACGGCGTCCGCTAAGGACGAACTGAACAACACCTACAACATCGGCTGGCGCGACTGCCCGCAGAACTCGCAGGTGGCTAGTTACCAGTTGGTGCTGGCGGACCGTGGCAAGCAGGTGCTGATGAACGGCACGTCCCTGACGCTGACCATCCCCGCCAACGGCACGGTAGCCTTTCCCATCGGCACGACCATCATGGTGGTCAATACCAACACCACGTCTCTGTCCATTGCCATTACCACGGACACCCTGACGCTCGCCAACAGCACCACAACCGGCACCCGTACCCTTGCTCGTAACGGCCTTGCCACCCTCACCAAGGTGGGAGCTACCAACTGGCTGGCGTCCGGCACTGGGATAACCTGATATGTCTGGCATCGGCGCAGGGTTGGCCTCGTTCTCGATTGTCGCCGCCAACACGTTCGACTACGACGCGGCAGGCAGCGGCACCCTGACCATCCCTGGCGGCTACACCATTTGCACCGTACAGGTGTGGGGCGGGGGCGGTGGTGGTGGCAGGGGTGCCATCTCTAGCGGCCTGTCAGGCGGCGGTGGTGGCGCTGGCGGGTACGCCAAAAGCAGCCTGACCGTTACGGGTGCGGCTGGGCAGACAATTCTCTATACTGTCGGTGCCGGGGGTATTTCCAACGGCGGGGCTGGTGGTCTATCCAACGCCTACGCAGGCACGTTCAGCATGACTGCGCTGACGGGCAACGGCGGTGCAGGTGGCTTGGTCGCCGGGCAGACCTCGGGCAACGGTGCGGGCGGTACGGCTAGTGGCGGTTCGGTAACGAACACTACGGGTACGGCAGGCTCCAACGGCGGTGGCGGCGCAGGCATTGTCGGTGACAGTAGCCTGACTGGCGGTGCAGGCGGTGACGGCGGCGAGAGCGGCGAAAGTGACCCTTTCCTCGCCCCCACCAACGGCCTACCCGGCTCTAACGGTCGCGTCCGGTTCGTGTTCAGTTAAGGAGCAGGCATGGAAACTTTGTTCATCGCAGTGGTAATCGCCTTTGTGGTTTACGGCCTCTACCATGTTTGGTACGTTCCACGTGAAACAGCCAAGAAGACTGAGGGCGTTGGCTCCCGCCCGGTTGACTCCGTGAAGCAGGACAAGAAGTGACCGTCACAATTAAGGTGCTGATACCGTCCAAGATTGCGGAGTCTAGTCAGACTACGCAGTACACGGCTGGCGGCGTCAAAACCATCATCGACAAGTTCACGGCGACCAACTACTCGGCGTCGGCGGCTACCCTGTCGGTAAACCTCGTCACCCAGTACGACAGCACCGGCAACCAGAACCTGACCGTGAAAACGAAGTCGCTGGCGGCTGGCGAGACGTACACCTTCCCCGAGATTGTCGGTCACTACCTAGAGTCGGGCGGGTACATCTCGACGCTCGCGGGTACGGGGTCGGCTATCAACATCCGCGCCAGTGGGCGGGAAGTGACGTGAGCGCAGTAGCCCAGTCGGCTGAGAACCGTCAGGCAGTGGAGGCTCTCCAAGTAGAGCTGTCCAAAATGCCTCAGGTAGAGTTGCCGACTGAGCATCTGTTTCACGGTGGGATGTACTGCCGCCAAGTGTGGCGTCCTGCTGGCACTTTGATTGTCGGCAAGGTCCACAAGAAAGAGCATTTCTACATGGTGGTATACGGCACGGTAGCCGTTACCACGGACGATGGCGTTCAGTACGTTACCGGGCCGCATCTGATTACTAGCAGCCCCGGCACCAAGCGTGCTGTGTACGCCGAGACGGACGCCATGTGCATGACCATCCACCGTGTTGACTCTACGACCGTTGAGGCCGTGGAGGATGAACTAGTGGAAGATGACCCGACCAGTATGTTTGCGGTCGGCAACAAGATTAAACCCACACCTATTGAGGTGCTGACATGACTTTTATAGCTTCTGCTGGTGCGTTATCTGCTGGCGGGTCCATCCTTGGCGGCTTGCTGGGCAGCAGTGCTGCAAAGAAAGCCTCCAAGGCTCAGTTGCAGGCTGCGCGTGAAGCAATGGCTTTGCAGGAACGGATGTTTAACCAGCAGATTGCGCTGCAAGAGCCATTCCGTCAGGCTGGCCTCACCACGCAGGCTGAGTTGCTGAGGCAGTTTGGCTTGGGGGGTGATGCCGCCTCGCAGGGTTACGGCAATATGCTGCGCGACTTCTCTGCCGAAGACTTTCAGGCAGACCCTGGCTACGCTTTCCGCTTGCAGGAAGGGCTAAAGGGCATGGACCGTCAGGCAGCGGCACGTGGGGGGCTTATCTCTGGCGGCGCTCTCAAGGCAGCACAGCGGTACGGGCAGGAGATGGGTTCGCAGGAATACCAGAACGCCTACAACCGCTACAACCAGAATCGCGGCACTCGCTACAATATGTTGACCGGGCAGCAGGCTGTTGGTCAGGGCGCGGCTAACACGCAGGGTCAGGCGGCGGGCAACTACGGTCAGCAGGCTGGTGAGACGCTAATGAACATGGGCAACGCTCGCGCCTCCGGCTACATGGGTCAGGCTAACGCCTTCAGCAACGCGCTACAGGGCGCAGGCAACACTCTGCTGCAAGGGCAGATGTTTAACACTATGTTCCAGCCCAAGGTTGGAGGCTAAGTTATGCCATTAGACCCTCGCATCGCTATGAGCTTTCAGTCCCCTCAGTTTGAGTCACCCGTCAACATGATGGGTAATATGATGAAACTGAAGTCCATGCAGCAACAGAATGCTCTCGCTGAACAGCAGATGGGCGACCTTGCTGCTGACCGCGCTCGCACCGCTTTGCTAAACAAAGTGTATGGCGAGTCTGTTAGCCCTGAAGGCACGCTTGACTACAGCAAATTGCGGCGCGGTCTTGCACAGGGCGGGCAGGGCGCACTTTTGCCGGGCGTTATTGAGCAAGAGTATAAAGAAGGCGAGGCTAAGTCTAAGCGCGGAAAAGCTGACCTTGAGTTGTTTGGACAAGGACTTCAATCTAGACGCGAATTGCTTAACCCAAACATGACGCCTGAGGCTTACATTGCGTGGCATGAGGGCAACCATACAGACCCTATTGTTGGCCCTAAGCTAAAAGAAATGGGCATCAACGCTGCTGATAGCCGCGCAGAAATTATGGGCCGCATTCAGCGCGGTGAGTTGCCGCAACTTATTGCTGAATCCGCAATGGGCGTTCAGAAATTGTACGATGCCGTAAGGCCCGTTGAAACGGCGGCGGGCATTCAAATGCTAACGCCAACTGGGCAGAGTTTGGCGACGTTTCAAGCGCCGCCAAAAACGCCTGTCGCTAACGTAAACTTAAAAATGCCTCCTCTGCCTACCGCTGAACAAGGGGGCAAAGGCAGCCTCAACGTTGAAATTTACAAGGGCATCCGAGAAACGGCAAATCGCGGTCGCAAATCTCAGCCTGCAATTGATACGGCGTTGGCTGTGTTGGATAAAGGCTTTGGCACCGGCACCGGCACGGCGACCACCGCAAAAATTGCGGGTGTTTTGTCCGCGCTTGGTGTTCCAGAAGCCACGGCATATGCAAGCGATGCTGCCGTGTTTCAGGCAACCGTGCAGCAGACCGTGCTCGACCGTCAGTTTGAGCAGAAAGGCCCGCAGACCGAAGCAGACGCAGCCCGTATCACGCAAACAGCGGCAAACTTGGGCAACCCAACTGACGCTAACCGTTTCTTGCTAAATATTGCCAAGGCACAGGCCAAACGCGATATTGCTCAGCAGCGGTTCTTTGATAAGTGGTGGAACACCAACAAAACTTACGAAGGCGCTGAAGAAGCTTGGATTAGCGGCGAAGGCAGCAAGTCGCTGTTCTCCGACCCTGCTCTTTCCAAGTACGCGCCTAAGGAAGAGCGCCCTGCGCCTGCAACTACTACTCCTGCCGCAACTCCTGTTGCGCCTCCAAAAATTGGAACCGTTCGTAACGGCTACAAATTTAAAGGTGGAAATCCTGGTGTCAGCACAAACTGGGAGAAAATTTAATGCCTGCTGCGCCTAAGCCTTGGGAGGAATACGCCGCTGCATCCTCTTCCGCGCCTAAGCCGTGGGAAGAGTATGCGGCAGCACCCGCTGCAACCGGAAAGCGCAAGCCGCCTGCCACGCTAGACGTGTTGGCTAGCGCCCCCTACGAGGCGCTTGCTGGCGCGGCGGATATGTTTTACGGCGCTCCGCAGAACCTGTACAACCTTGGTGCCGCAGCACTTGGCACTGGCGCTACGGCTATGGGCTATCCTGAGTTTGCCCCCGAAGTTGAAGCACCGCCTACGCCCGTCCGCAATTTCCTGCAACAGCAGGGCTACATCCGCGACCTTAGCGGTATGACGCCTGGTCAGCGCGTTCTGAACACAGGCGTGCAGGCAGTTACGGGCGGCCTTATTTCACCTGCTGGTTCAGGGTCGCAGTTAGCGGCTAATGCTATAAAGAGCGGTGTTGGCGGTCTTGCCGGTGAACTTACGTCACAAGCCACGGGCAGCCCAGAAGCGGGCATGGCGGTTGGCATCGCACTCCCCGGCGTTATTTCTTCTAGGCAGCAAGGTGTAGTTTCACGTCGTGATGCCGAGCAAGCGCAAAATGCGGTAAAAGAAGCTACGTTGCGTGAAGCCCAAGCTTTGGGCTTTGGTGCGCCTCCCGGCAACGTCAGACCTACCGCAGTTAACCGGGCAGTGGAACGAGTAGCGGGGAAAGGTGAAATCAATCAACTTTTCTCTGCCAAAAACCAATCCGCTTTTGACGCGGAAGCGCGGCGTTCACTTGGTCTTGCTAAAGACGCTGAATTAACGCCTGCAACTATGGACGCGGTTCGTAACGAAGCAGCCGCGAAGGGATATGCGCCTATCAGAAAAATAGGCCAAGTCCCCGTTGATAACGACTATTTGACGGCGATGAACAAAATTGAGACTGATTTTACTGGCCCGGCAAAGTCGTTTCCAGAAGCTGTTCCTGACACCGTGCGTAAAATTATTGACCAAAATCTAGTCAATAGTTTTGACGCAGCGGACGCCATAGGTAACATCAGGAATTTGCGAAAAAATGCTTCGGCATCGTTTCGTAGAGGCGACCCAGACACAGGTCACGCCTATAACGCCGTGGCGAAGGCTATGGAAGACCAAGTTGAACGTCATCTTACCGGCATGGGTAAGCCCGGCGCTCAAATGCTGTCTGATTTCCGCGAAGCCAGAAAGCGTATGGCAATAAGCTACACGCTAGAAGATGCTTTGCGTGAAGGCACCGGCTCTATTGAGGGTCGAAAGTTGGCGGCAGCATTAAACAGGGATGAGCCGCTGACTGGCGGCCTTCGCACGGCGGCAAAATTTGCTAACACGTTTGGTAATGTCGTTTCAAATCCCGGCTCAATTGGTACGCCAGGCGTAGTCAATAACTTGAGTCAGCCTAATTTGTACGGAATGATTGGCACTGGACTTGGCGCATTTTTTGGCGGCGTGCCGGGCGGTGCCGCCGGTATGGCTGTTGGTCAGTACGGGCCTCAAATGACTCGCTCTCTTGCCCAACGCTACTTGATGTCTGACATGGCGCAACGTAATGCGCTTTCTCCGAAGGCAGGCCCTGTCCGCCGAGGAATGGCAATGGACCCTGTTCTTTACAACTACCTCACCGGACAAGCTGTCTTGGAGCAATGATGGAAGTCCTCAGCCTGTTCCAAGCCCTGCTCGCCATCGCTGTGTCCGTTGCTGGCTGGTTCCTACGCTCACTGTGGGGCAACCAGACTGCGCTTGAGAAGACCCTCATGCAGCACCAAATGGAGGCCGCTGAAAAGTACGTCCGCAAGGATGACTACCGTGCCGACATTACTGAGATAAAGGGGATGCTGGACAAGATATTCAACCAGCTCAACCAAAAGGCCGACAAATGAGCTTCGAGCAGGCCGTTGCGATGGTGCTGAAACACGAAGGTGGCTACAGCAACGACCCCCGTGACCCCGGTGGCGAGACACGCTTTGGCATCAGCAAGCGTGCCTACCCCGACGTAGACATCCTGCGGCTAACCGAGGACGAGGCTAAGGCCATCTACCGGCGCGACTACTGGAACACTTTACGCCCCGACGAGATACCCGCCCCGCTTGCCATCTGCGTGTTTGACGCTGCCGT